CCATTATAGACTCAGACCAACCCTCGAGCTGGATCTCAAAGGGGTTGTATCGCTTATTCAAAAACTCCAAGCCAGTCACACAGGCGACGAGCATACGTCGAGAGAACCGAATCGACTGCTCCACGTCGATACTATACGTGATACGCTTCACTTCTGTTCGAAGTTCCTCTACATTCGAATAGGCATTGAGTCGCTTGTTCACGGCGAACCCCTTCTTCTCGAGGCGACCGAGCTTATTAATAAGGTCCGCTTTTTCTTCATCGACGGAAGAATACCCCTTCGTGGGTTTCTCCTCTTCCATCCCCTGACCCTGACCATAGTCTTCACCATCATCAAAAAAATTGGTGTCTTCACCCTCACCGTAATCAATTTCTTCATCAGGGGCGGATACATTCTGACTCGTCTGCTTGTTTGGGTTCACGAAAGCATCCATCGCCTCCTGTTGTTCGGGCATATGTTGTTGGGGTGGTCTGAATGTTGGTCGCGGTACACGTTGAGGCGCAGGAGCAGAAATTTCAATTTCATCCATGATGGCCTGTTCATCGGCATCCAATTTCATGACACTAGCATGTCCTCGATCGAGTACGATCTCTTCGTCCATCTACTCTTTATACAGAAACTAAAAAAATTACCTTTAACGCAGTTTAAAAAAATCTTTGTTCATTATAAATGTTTACCCTCAATCGTGTCAACCGTAACGCCCTCACCATGATTGTCGTTCTTCTTCTGATCATATCGGCTTTGGCCGCTTTTAAAAATGGTACCGTGAGCAAGTACCAACCCAAACCAATCACGACTAAGACGGTCAGTGATCAATCCATTTTCGATCTCCCCGTCAACGTGGAATGTACCGCCGGATCCGGTAAAAAGGACAGCCCCTACTCGAAGGGTCTTACTCCAGGAGGTGTGTGTGGTGCTCAAAAGCTTGTGTCCGACCAAGCCGGGTACGACATCACGGGTGGGATCGGTGGATCTTTAATCTAAGCTAATGATATATGGCGCTCATCACAGCCCCTACACAGTTGATTCCTGATCTTCAACACGAGTATCACACCGTGACCATCGATACGATCGGTCAAGCGGTGGCGAATACGTTCACGTGTCATCTTCAACAACCCCTGAAAAATGTGGTACAGGCTAGGCTACTCGCTACTAATATCAACACTGATGTGACGACCAATCATTGTTATATTTCCATTGAAGAACTTGACAGCATTTTCACTGAACGTGCATCGAATGAACCAAATGGTCAAGCTGCTGCGAGTATCGTACGTAATTCGTTCGCGAGTTTAGTGGGAGAGGGAACCTCGACTATCAGTTTCAAGGATAATTATCCAGTCGTGACACAATACGTAAACCCAATCCGTAGTATTGATCGTTTTACTGTCAATATTCGTAACGAAAATGGTACACTCATCGCCCCTTCGAGTCCCGCGAAGAATAATTTTATCGTCATTCGTTTTGTGTGTAGAAAACCCAATTTGTAATTTTCTCCCGTTAAAGTAGTATTACCATGTCCGCCGGTATCGTTCAATTGATTGCGATAGGTGCCCAGGATGAATATATCGTGGGTAATCCTGAAATTTCGTTTTTCAGTTCAACGTTCAAAAGACATGCTAATTTTTCACAGTCCATCGAAAAGCAAACGATACATGGAGCGGTGAAAAACAATTCAATGTCCAGCGTTCAATTCGAACGTACTGGAGATCTCTTAGGCTACGTCTATTTTACACTCGATGATACGTCACAGGCTCTCGACACACAGCGTTGGGACACTATTATCGATAAAGTCGAACTGTATATAGGTGGTTCTCTCGTAGATAGTCAGGATTCTGTGTTTACAGAAAAGATTGCTATCGACACGTTTGCTCAAAATGTGTCAAAGAGTGCGAACGGTACACATCCAGGTGTGAGTGCACGTTCCTTTTTCTACCCCTTACGCTTCTTCTTCTGTGAAGGACCTCAATGCGCTCTTCCCCTCGTGGCGCTCAATTATCACAACGTGGAAATTCGTATTCACTGGGCGACCACCGCCTCTAACTATAACGTTGAATGTTTCGCCAATTATTATTATTTAGATAACGAAGAACGTGGAAACATCGCCTCGCGTAAACACGATCTTTTGATTACCCAAGTTCAGAGAAATATTGCATCTGGTGAATTAATTCAAGATTTAACCTTTAATCATCCCGTTAAGTATCTCGCTTCATCTGATACGACGACGGATGGTGCACTTACGTCACCTACGAATAAAGTCAAGTTAAATATTAATGGCCTTGATGTGAGTAATTACCGATGGGGAAAACCACATTATATTGATGTCATGAGCTATTATCACACGAATTTTGTCACATCACCCGATTTCTTTTTGTACCCCTTCTGTCTCTCTACGAGCTCTCTCCAACCTACGGGTACACTTAACTTTAGTCGCCTCTCTTCAGCCAAGATCATGAGTGAAGACTTGCCTATCAACGACCCGATATACGCGGTCAACTATAACATCTTGCGTATCGAGAACGGTATGGCCGGTCTTCTCTACGCGAATTAAAATGCTAATCTATATTAAATGGTCAAGAACTTGCCGACGGTGGAACGTTCAACCAAGATTCGGTTCGGTAAAAACTGCACTGATGACCAGGCGGAAAATACCATTGTGTTCAACGCGAGTGATGAACAGCTTGAGATACCCTTCTCAGATTCCGTGTACATGTCACCCCTTCGTCTACGTACAGACCTCTCGGATCGAAAGATCACTGTCTTGGCGTATAACCAAGTCACGAAAGAGGTTATGGATTCCGGTGCGATCGCTGAGGATATTCTCAATTTCTCACTTGAAGCGGCTGTTATCAATGGAAATGTCACCGCAAACACCGTATCGTTCAATAACGCGATCACGTCTGTCACGACCCTCTCCAATGTTGGTGTAGCGAATGGATCACCGATCCATACACTCGACGTGGGTTCAACATTTAATGTAGACACTGAAGGTTCAAACCTTCTCACTGTTTTGGGAAACACATATGTTCAAGATAATTTGGTGGTGGATGGGAACATGACTGTGAATGGTGCCCTCACGACGGTTGCCACCGTAAACACTGTCGTGAAAGATCCCATCATCGAACTCGGAAAAGAAAATGTTTCTTCGGATCTTGGTCTTATCATGCATCGTCCATTTTCGAACGTAGCCGTCGGGTTTATAGAGGGTACCGATGAGCTCGTGATGACATACACGGAGAGTAGTTCATATGGATCAGTGATTACCCCTAAACCAGATGCATCGCTTGATGTTCGCGTGTACGGTCGAGTGCTCACAGAATCCAACGTAGGTATCTTGACTGCGACACCAACACATTCACTCGATGTTGGTTCGAATCTTTTCGTGGATGAATTTGGTTCTAATGTTTTGTATGTCACTGGGAACACACACACGACTGATATCCTTTCTGTGGGGGACAAAATTGGTATCAAGGAAACAGACCCCGATGCGGAACTTCACGTCGAAGGGAACGTGTACGTTTCGAGTAACTTGACTGTTGATGAAGACACTCTCCACGTCGATGCGACGACCCACTCTGTTGGAATTGAAACAAAAGAACCGGACGCTAACCTTCATGTTGTAGGTAATGTGTATGTATCCTCAAACTTGACCGTTGATGAAGACACTCTCCATGTCGATTCGACTGCACACGCCGTAGGAATTGAAACGAAATCACCAGATGCGAACCTTCATGTTGTAGGTAATGTGTATGTGTCGGATGATTTGACTGTAGATGAAGATACGTTTCATGTGGATTCGACTGTACACTCCGTTGGAATTGAAACGAAGGAACCCGATGCGAACCTTCACGTGGTCGGTAACGTCTATGTTTCTTCGAATCTCACAGTGGATGAGAATACGTTTCACGTCGACGCGACTGCACATGCTGTCGGAATTGAGACTAAGAACCCAGATGCTAACCTCCATGTGGTGGGTAACGTGTACACATCGGGTGACCTCACCGTTGATGAAAATACATTCCACGTGGATGCGGTGAACCATGCAGTCGGAATTGAGACCAAGTCTCCCGATGCTAACCTTCATGTGGTGGGTAATGTGTATGTGAGCTCGAACCTCACGGTGGATGAAAATACTCTACACGTGGACACGACGGGCAAGTCCATAGGACTTGGGACGAAGGAACCCGATGCCAATCTCCACGTTGTCGGTAATGTGTACGTCTCCGATGATCTCACTGTCGCGACAAATACACTCCACGTCGAAGCTTCGACCGAGCGTGTGGGTATCAAAACAAAAAGCCCCAATGCGGAACTCCATGTCGTGGGGAACGTCTATTCCTCTCTCGACCTCACCGTCGATGAGGATACGTTCCACGTGGACGCTGGACGCCACGCTGTCGGTATCGAGACGAAGACACCCGATGCGAATCTTCATGTTGTAGGAAATGTATACACGTCTGGGGACCTCACCGTCGACGAAAACACATTCCATGTCGATGCGGTGAATCACTCTGTCGGAATTGAGACGAAGGAGCCGGATGCGAACCTTCATGTGGTGGGGAATGTCTATGTTTCCGATGATCTCACTGTCGCTACGGACGCGCTTCACGTCGAGGCGAGTACACAATCCGTTGGTATCAAGACGAAATCCCCTGATGCTGAACTCCATGTTGTTGGAAACACGTACATTTCTTCAAATCTGACGGTTGACGAAAACACGTTCCATGTCGATGCGGTGAACCACGCCGTTGGAATCGAGACCAAGACCCCTGACGCAAATCTCCACGTCGTGGGTAACGTGTACACATCGGGGGATCTGACCGTCGACGAAAATACGTTCCATGTCGATGTGGAGTATAAGTCCATAGGACTTGGGACAGTGACCCCTGACGCGAATCTTCATGTGGTTGGTAACGTCTATGTTTCTTCAAACTTG